AAGTTTTTTAACAAATTCCCAATCGTTAACAACTTGTTCGTAGTTAAGGATGATGTAATCAATTCTGGATTCTTTCCAGTTGTACGCTTCTTCGTATTGCTCTGTTCTTTTAGCTTTGGTTCCATCAATGACCAAAGCGCGTGAAGTGCCATTAGTAAATTTCTCAATTTGATTAGACCATTGGTATTTTAGGGACGATAAACAGATTACCAAGCCAGGCTCTGTAATTCTCCGTGAATCCATAAGCCTTTCAATAGCGGCTATGGTTAGTACAGTTTTTCCCAAACCCAAATCATAGGCGACTAACATCTTTTGTCGGTCACACATGCGGTCTACAGCCTCTGGCTGATAGGGCAAAAGAGTGCCTGTAAAACTCACGCGGGCACTCCCAAAATACAAGCAGATACTGTTTGAGCAAGGTGTTCTATGGTGGAGTTGTTTTTAATAAGCATATCTTCTTTGTAATCCTTAAGGGCGTGCTCGGAGATGTGCTCGTTAATGGCTGTAACATTTGGACGTTCTACTCTCCATAGAACACCGTTGGCTAATTTAATAGTCAAGGCTTCGTTCTGGAAACGGACATCAGTAACAACATAATGTTTATTTTTACTGGACATCTTTCGTAAAGCGGCGTTTACCCAGACATCTTCGCCCAAAATATCACGGGCTCCTACGCCAAGTTCTTGAAGTAGACGGCGAACCTCTGGACGAGCTTTAGCAATTTCCCAACCGAACTCTTGGACATGCTCATTTAAGTAATACCCGTTGTTCAGTATTGGGTTAATCCGCGCAAGCAACTCTCGGATTGGGTCTGCAAAAGCAATGCGTTCAAAGCCATAATGCTCAACAAGAATGTTGGCAACTGTGTCTTTTCCTGAACGGGCGTACCCCATAAGTCCAATAAGCATTGTCACTCAACTCCATGTTTCATAGAAAGGCTTTCCTGCCGTGCATGCTATGCCGTGCATTTTCAAGGCCCCAGACTATCTCAGACTTGCTCATCCCGCCAACATCTTTCCTATCGGTCTGGGAGTAGTTAAAGAACCAGCACTCAAAGTGCATATCATGAGCGGCCTTCAAGAGGTTCTCAGAGGAGGCACGCCCTGCATCGTCATTGTCCATTGCAATGATGATTCGCTCTGCCCCACGAATAAGATTAAGTTGGGCATGGGATACGGCTGCACCATAGGTAGAAACGCCTCCTAAGACCTTTACAGAGGCTAATCTAGCCACGTCTAGCGGAGACTCCACTACAATCATTGGACCGCTCTCATACTGTTTAAACCCAAATAATGAGGAGCTTTTTTCTACTCCTGAAGGGTAGTTTCGGAAGTAACGCTGCTTGTAGCCTTTTTCTTGCCATCCCAAAAGTTTGTTAGTAAAAGGATTTCTAATAACGGTAATCCAATTCAGGTTTTTTGCATCCCATAAAATCTCATAATAAGCAGCCGCTGTGGGGGAAATACCGCGAGATAACAGCGCTTCATCTGAGGGCACGGTAAAGGCTTTGAGCATTGACTCGGTAATATCGTTCTCTACCTTTTGTGGAATAGGCTTTGGAGTCATCATTCTTTCAAAAGCTCTACGTAAATCTCTGGAGCCCGAATCAAGCCACTCTTTGGTGTCGATGTATTCGTCACCTTGCATGTACCCGATAAGTGTGGTTAAACCGCCCTTGAACTGGCAGGAGAAACAGATATGCTTTCCAGTGTCAGCATTGATATACCAAGAAGGGTTGCTATCTTCTTTACCAGTGCGCTCTAAGTGGGCGGGGCAGTGCGCTTGAATCTCGCTACCTCTAATAGAGATAATCTCAATTCCTAAGCGTTCAAGGATGTCCTCTGTCTCATCAAGCGTCATAGTCTTCTGGGCTCATCTCTCTAAACATACCTGTATCCCACGCCCACATCATATTCACTTGGGCAGGTCCAGAGTTACGGCTAGCGATAACCTTCAAAAGGCGCATATCTTCTACAGCGTCATCTTCCTTCTGTAGACCAAAGATAACATCTGCATCCTGGTGGAAAGAGGACGAGTAACCAATGGCGTCAGCTGTTACTTGCCCATTTCTCATTTTGTTAGTAAGAACCTGAGTCGTAATAACAATAGGCTTATCGACACGAAGAGCAAGCCTCTTAAGACCACGAGTGATGTTGGTAATGGCTTGAGGACTGTTAGGCGCCTCGTCGTTTTCATCAATCATCAAATAAGTACCATCAATGAAAACAATGTCTGGTTGGTGAATCTGAATCTTACCTGCGATGGAGGAAACTGTTGCTCCCTCAGAACCTACAAGCCAAAACTTCTCACGCATATGCTCAAGGGACTTAAGCTTTGCCTGTACTCGACCCTCTTCTTCACGTGTCAGCGCTCCTGCTGTATACCGCTTATGGGAGACACGAGCCTTCATCGCTATATAACGAGATAACTGCTCATCGTTACGCATCTCAAAAGATTGAAACATCGGGACTTTACCTTGCATGTGGACATTTTGAGCAATCTGAAGAGCAAGGGTAGATTTACCCGTCTTAGGCGGAGCAACAATGACAATCAGTTGACCGTTCTGCAAACCACCTGTGGCATCGTCAATAGTCTTAAACCCTGTTGCTACACCAAGTAGACCTGGGTTAGCTTTGCGCCATAAATACGCATCCCAGTTTTTCATTGGGTCAGCTGTAATATCTATATCTGTGCTTTTAGAAAGACCTTCTTCTTCCAGTTTTACCAAACCCTTTTGAAGGATGTTGATAGCGGTCTCATGGTCATTGCCATCTTCGATAGCGGTAATAGCACTGCCAATAGTGTTGCTAATAGAAATCTTACGACGAGCATTGAGCAATTCGTCTAAAAGGTAATCGAGGCTATCTTCTACTTCTAATAGTGTGTATGAAGGAAAGTTATCTTGAATAACAGAAAGGCTTGGGCATTCTCCGTAATTAGAAAAGTGGTTTTGTACAAATCCCCAAACTCTTTTATCTTCTGAGTCTGCAAACCAAGAAGCATTTACGCCTCTATCGAAGAGAGGAGCTAATGTCCTATCTTTAACAGCTTTGCTAAGAAGCAACGATTCTTTATTCATAGTTGTGTGAAGTCCAATCCCCAGTGACCGTACCTTAGCAGCCTTGTTGGCAAATCCAAAACACCTACGACCTCAGGTCTATATGGAAGTTCTGAGACTAAGTGGTTCACAGACTCATAAGACGTAAAGTAACGAAATGGATTGGTGCCCATGTTGTCAAGAGTAGCAATAACTTTTTCAAGCTCTTCTTCATTTAATGTAAAGGAAGCAAGCTCCATCGTGTAACCGACACGCTGAGCAAACACATAAAGACGACTCAAAAGTGCGCGATTAAACTTTTCTTTTTTCTCTTTAACTGGTACTACTTTAAATTTCTTTTTAGTAATTACCTGCTCTTCAATAAAAGTATCAAGAATGACAATCACGCGCTTAGGGAGGTCATTGCTAATGTCTCCCTTGAACACTTATACGACCTCTATTTTCCCGTACTTAATGATGAACTCTCTGAACTTCTCATTTGAGCTATTGGCTATTTCGCCTTCTTTTTTTGTTGCTCGCTCTGAGATTTCAAATGGATAGTTGCCATCTTCGTCTAAACGTGCCCTAACAATGTCAGAGTGCTTGCATCGATTAAGGGAAAGCCAGCCAGGGCAGGTGCACAGAACCTTTCGGTCCGAGGAGATACTTACCTCGTAAATACCAGAGTCCTGCGCTGTCCTGTCTTTTGTCAAAAAGACTTGAACAAGTCTGACCTCGTTCTTCACAATCTCCTCTTTCATCGTAGGTCCTTATCTGTAGGAAATGAAATATAAATAGAAGACTCTTTGATAAAGCTTCCTGTCGCATCACCGTAAATAGCAGACCAATTTGCTCTTGGAATGTTAGTAGTAATGATAGTAGGAAATCCATTATCAAATCGAGTGCGAAGTACATGATGAAGCATATTTTTTTGCCAACCAGATGCGGTGATGTGCTCGTTTCCTACATCGTCAATGACAAGTACACGGATGTTGTATGCGTCATCTTTTGCTTCTCCGTAAATACCGTCAAGCAAAACCTTTTTACTTTCGTCATAGTCTGACTCCATCAAGTCCCCTTTTAGGGATAATAGATTGCTGTAGGTAGTGAAGTAGCACGGACGAACAAGGACGTTTCCTTCTTCAGGAGAAAATGCTTCAAGTGGAAAAGTTTTAATCATCTCTTGAAGGATAGAGATGGCAATGGTCGTCTTTCCCTGTCCTGGTGTGCCGTAAATCAAAAGTCCTCGACCGCAGTGGTCACCACCAATATCCAAAATTATTTTTCCGTCTTTAACGGCTTCTACCCAACGAGTAACATCTGCTAGAACTTTTTCTGGAGCTTTAGTGCAATCCTCAAGAGTCCACCCAATTCTGCGAGCAGGTACTGCGGATGTTTTAACCCAGTTTCGTCTACCGACTTTTAAGTCTTCAAGTTTAAACACTAAAGCCCTTTCCAAGAATCTTCAGACTCTTGAAGAGCCTGCTCAATCTGTTGGGGAGTACTTAACCGCAGTTTGGCCTGTTCTGCAAGTGTCGCGTATTGGGCGATAAATTGTTTCCACAAAAGGTCTCCT